CCAAAGGCGGGTTAAGTTCGGCCATGTTTTTGCTCCAAAGAAGGCGTTCGCCCAAACGAGGGTTTGAGCGAAAGAAAAGTTGAAAGGGATTTTTTTGGTATTAAGCAGCGTCGCCGGGGTATGTGGCGTCGTCGTACTGGTAGAACGATTCGAGGTATTCTTTTGCGGTGACCTGGCAGGTTCCGTCAGACTGCGGGGCGATCTCCTCTACAATGGCGTCGTAGACGTGGCGCGTTGAGCCGCAGAACACCAGGCGGATCGGCTCGATGGTTGCCGACGACAGGTCAACCTTCATCGGATCATCAAACTCGCTCAGGTGCGGGACTGACAGCTGAAAATCACCCACCCTGCTCGCCACCATCAGCCCGGATGCAGAGCCATCCTGATAGCGGATCAGCGCTCGGGGGTTTTCGAAAGACCAGTCCAGCGGCTCCGTAACGGTGAACGTTGTCACGCCACCAGCCGTTGTCATCGCCTCCACCAGACAGGAAATCGTGTTGTTACCCGGAATATCATCCGTGAGCACAATGCGATCGCCCGTGTTGTAGCACAGCGCGTCCAGCTCGGTAGTGGTCTGGAACGTCACCCGCTGCTGAAGGTATTTCATCAGGCGACGCATGCCGATCTGATAGGCGTGGTCCTGAGTCAGTACCCCATCAAGTTTGTAGTTCTCGATTTTCACCGGCGTGGGATTGTCCGGCGTCCGGCATTTAACGGTCTCCTCTGCCCAGGTAGTCCCGTTGATGTACGTCACGTCGACACCATCAAAATCATCGTCGGACGGTACGGTAAATCCGCTCTGCAGCTCCTCCACCATCTCATGCGGAGTGATCACGCCAGTCCAGGGCTTAATCCCTTCCCTGTTTACCGTCGCCAGGCCATCGCTCAACAGGAAGCGGGACTTCCCGGCATTGGCTATCTTCTGCAGCATTTCCAGCGCTGAGATACTGTCGCCCGTGGCGAAATCGAAATTTTCGCCCCGTGGCGTCCAGTACGCGGACTCCAGCGCGTTGATGGTGTCGACATCCATTTCCAGCCCCAGCGAGTTCGCGACATGCAGCAGCGCTCCCGAAATGGTTCTGGCCGTTCCGGTTTCATAGGCCCGAGTGGCCACAACGTTTACGCGTTTATCTGACTGCGCCGCCAGCTTCCCGCCCATCTCAACGGTCGCTGCCATCAGCGACACGCCGGGATAGGATGAAGGGCGCGTCAGCAGTCGCCCGCGCAGTGCCTGCCAGTACATCGAATCCCTGGCGTTGTTTGAGCCCTGCTCATTGCGCCGACGGCAGCGAACCTCTACCAGCCCCGGAGAGCTGAGGGTGATCCGCTCAGTGAAACCTAACCCGTTGACGTTTTTCAGCGCATACTCGCCCTGGTGACTCACCCACCCCGATCCGGAACCGTAGACGCGATACTGTATCTCCCACTCCACGTGGCGGATCCGTTTTTTGCCCTTACTGTCAAAGCCACAGATGCCGTTCGGGAAGGAGAAATTCACCTCGAACGCATCCACCACTTCATTTTCAGGGCATACGAGGAACGGCCCCAGCCAGCTCAGCGTGTCGTTAAGGCCAGTGGCCTCATAGTCAATCATCGTCCTGGCGGTGAAACCCGGCCATGACTCATCAACGGCACCGTTAACCAGGCGCGCCACCGTCGCCGTCGTGCCGTCGGCAGAGACAATGCGGTACTCATTCCCGCGGTGAGCAAGTGAAAGCCGTTGCACCCCCTCCGGCATGCCGGAAAAGGCCGTTCCCGTGGCGCTGTTATAGGCAAGCGTCACATTCGCCGTTACCGCCGGGCTGCCGCCGGTTGATGCCGTGCCGGAGGTGTAAACCGGGGCATCACCGAAAACAGCTGCAGGCAGCGAAGAGGACGTGATCTCCCCACCCGCGAACGGACTGGCCGACTCGGTTATCAGTACGCTGCCGCCGTTGTCCTGCGCAACCAGGCCGGAGCCGGTGAGTCCCTCGGTGATGGCCGCCAGCAGTCCCGAAATCGAGACGTAGTTAGCCACCAGCGACACCGGGTAGGTAACCCCCTGCCAGGTGATCGTGAACGTGCTGGAGCTGGTCGAAAAATCGTAGGTGGTCGGGGCCGCACTGGCCTGGACTTTTGCCGCACTGCCCCCGGTGCCGGGCACTGCAGCCTGACCGGGGGTATATGACGCGATAAACAGATCGTAATCGACAGAGTTAAACCCCAGCGTCACCGGCATACCTACTACCGGCGCGATCTCCGTCAGCAGCGGGCTTGCGATAACGCTGTATCCGGCCGCCGTGGTGATCTGGTAGTTCGCCGGGGCTTTCAGTTCGACCACGGCGCCAGCGACCCAACTGGGCGGCAGTGCGTTATCGTTCTCGTCATTATCGTCATCATCATCCGTATCCAGCCCGGTAAACGTTACGCTCGAACCGGATACGGTCATGCTGTCTGCGATAATATCGTCGGCATCCGGCGACGTCTGGGCCATATCCAGCCCTGTACCGGATGATGTCCCGCCGACCTCCGTACTGTTGACCCAATTTTCGCTGCGCTCATCACCGGAAACGTCCGCGCCTGGCGGGTAATGGGTGCTGCTGAATCCCGGTAGCGTTGAAGCTGGCGTACTGCCAACCCGGATATCGCCATTGGTATAAATCAGATCACCGACACCGAGACACAGCAGCATCTGGACGCGCATTTTCGTAGGATCGGCGGCATCAAACCGGGTAACGGGCTGCACCACATAATCAGGGTAGATACGCACCCGGCCAAACACCTCACGAATGGCATCACCGAGTTTTGCCGTATTTGCCTTTGCCGGGTTCAGGTCGAGACTCCGCCCTGTGGATGAGGTATAGCCGCCCGTATCGATGTTGCTCATCATAAAAAGCGAATAGGCTGCAGCGGCAACGGAGATACCGACGCCGATCCACGCGATTGTGGCGGCCTCCAGCCCGAAGGGAACCGGATAAAGCCTGACATCACTATCAGGGCGAATCACACACTTAGCCCACTCGCCTGGCGGAATTAACAGCCCCTCAACCTCAACGGTCAGCGGTGGGACATCCCGATCCTCGTAGCCTTCAACATTTGCTACCAGCCAGCTGCGAATACTGGTTACACCATGCTCATGCGTTTCGAGTGGTTCACCGGGAAGCCGGGACGGGTAAAAACGAATGGTCATCGCCAGAACTCCACTTTGACAAATCGACGCTTAAACCGCGGCAAGGGCAGAAAGGTGACGTTCGTGCCTGGGTTGCATTCCGCCACGTGCAGCAGACCATCGATACTGACCACGATCCCAACGTGGGTGACGGTTGACCCGGAATAACAGGCCACCCCTGCCCCTTCGCAGGGTTCGCAGCGCTCAAGGGTAAGCATCATCCGGCGCGCTTCCCGATCGAGGCCGCCGTCGTCTTTGGTGACCCCTGCAAAATCGGGCCAGACGGGTAAATTCAGATCGCGGCGTATCTCGTTCACAATGCCGAAGCAGTCAAGTAGCGGGTAGGCTCTGCCGCCCTTCTGCCATTTAACAGAACGGTATTTATCAGGGTTGAACATTGGGATTCCTTAGCTGATATAACGCAGTCCGGGGAATACAGGGAGCGTGTAGCGGTAACGCGGCCAGGCGGTATCGAGGATGTTCATGTAACCCGCAGTGATCTGAACCTCTGTCGCCGTCCAGGAGCCCGACTTGATTTTCAGCGTATACGGCACTTCAGCAGGGGCCGCTAAATCCGTGGAGATATAACGCCGGTACGTCAGCAATGCAGACAGACGGTTAGCCAGCGCATAGCGGATCGCCGTGGACACAACACCATCGATATTGCACAGGGCAAATTTGAGGTCCTGCGTGCCGTCCGCATTGCGCGCCGGCAGAGCAATGTCTATCGCACAGGCGGTAAACGTTACGGTATCGCCGTTCTCCGTCGTTGCCGTAATACCCTCGTAGCCTTGGCACAGATAATGGACGTCAGAACCAATGGTGATCTGCAGCGTTTCAATAATCACCTCCGGTCCGCTGCTGGCGTAGAGGCGTTTAATCTGCGTCATGCTTCGGCCACTCCTTATTAAGCGCAATATCCAGAAGAGACTGTCCCGCAAGCCATTCCGGGTAATGGCCCCAACCAACTGGGGCAAGAGGTCTCTCTCTTAATTCAACTGTTGCCGAATAACGCCACAAGCCTGGTTTAATGAATGAGGGTCCCTTATAAATCCCTTTAAATCGACATTTAAAAAACTTTAATCCAACTGGAGTTTTACATTTCATGTAAAACCATGCTGCACCATCAGTTAAAACGTCTCTATACCACGATTCAAATACCTGTGCATGCGCATCACTTTTAAATTGCCATACAACAGTATTATTAGTTGGTACTGATGTATATTTTCTACGCTGTCTGGCAAGCCCTCCAATCCTGTCGGTTCTAATCATTGGATCTATTGGTTCAAATCCATAATTATCGTACGTCGGTCCGGGTATGTATTCATGAGGATAATATATATCGGTCATTATTTAATACGCCTCCCCCGATATACTGCATTGAGTGATCGTCCATAATCCTCAGTAGGGTTAATTATCTGAGAAGTGAAATAGTGCTTTAGCCTTTTCTCTGATTCCCTCATTTGCTGATTTACCATTTGCATAGTGGTATCATCAGGTTTTCCCGAGAAATTATTATGGAATTCTGCAACTAGATGTTTACCCCCGAGAGTTCTTTGTTGACGAACTTCATCGAGGGTCGCATCCAGTTTTGCAGACGTTCCAGCGGTAGTTACCCTTTCTCCTTTTTTCAATAGCCAAGTCCCCGTCTCAGGTATTTTATCAATACCATCGTGAGCCATACCGGCTAAAGCTGATGCTGAGATAGCAGCAACAAGAGGGGTAGTGACACCAGCAGCCGCAGCCAGTGCCGCAGGTGCCAGACCCGGACCAACTATTGGGATAGCAGCGGTGGATGCATACGCTGCAAGTTGGGCCTGAAGCGCCGTAGCCTGCGCATTAGCGATCAACGGAGCAACAGCGGTTGCCTGAGTGGTCTTCCCAACCAGAAGCTGAACGCCCTGATAAACCAGCCACTGTGCGGCCAGTTGAGCCAGCGTCTGAATAACTGTCTTACCAAAACCTTCAACCATGTTACTCAGGGCATCGCCAGCATCTTCAGACTGAGTTGCAAGATCATATAACCCCTGCTGGAGATTGCTTGTTACTCCTCCGAGCGCAGTATTGGTTGTATCCGCAGCGATCTGATTGTAATTGGTGGCCATGTCAGCATAGTTTTCCCATGACGACTGAACGCCGGCCAACCAGTTATTACGCATTTCATCCTGTGCAGCGTAATAACCCTCAAGTGCGGAAAGCTCTTTCTGATACCCTTCATCTTCCAGGCTTCCACCCTGATTTTTCCATCCCTGCCTTAATTGCGCCCTCTCGCTATTACGTTGTGCGTCCTTGTCACTTAACCCAGCACTATCTGTCAGTGCTGCAGTCTTTTCCTGCATCTGAGTAACATATTTTAACGAGTTATCCTGAAGCTTATTCAGACGTTCCTGAGCAACGATCTGATCGCCAAGTTTCGCATTAACCTCAGCCTGCGCCAGAACCTTATCCTTGCTGGCGAGTAAAGATTGTTCATCTTTACTCAGTGCGCGTGTTTTCGACGCCTCTTCTATAACCGCGAATTTTGACTGTAAAGACCACAAATTTTTACGTTGCTGACTGATGGTATCGTTAAGCCCCGTATGCTGTTGCAGCAACTTTAACTGCGTCATCAACTGCAGGGTTTCGGCATCAGTCTGATCAGAAGAACGATCACCAGCAGAAACTTTAACGCCTTTTGGTTTCGGCGTTTTTTTTAAGGTGGCCTCATATTCTTTCTTGGCTGCGGCCATATTGATGGCGTAATCAGCCTGTAGGATATGTCCTTCTTTCAGAGCTTTATTTAATTCATTCTGCCTGGCAGTATACTTTTCAAGCGCAGTCTGCGATTTAGCATAATTGGCTTGTGCTTGAGCGGCATATTTCTGTTTTTCAGATTCTGCCTCCGCTTCCTTTTCGGCCGCTGCTGCGCTGGCTTTGGCAATACCTGCTTGCTGCTGCGCCATATCAAGAGCCAGTCGGGCCGACTCCCTGTCATTCCAGAAACGGGCTCTGGCTTCATCGTTTACATAGCGATCATTTTTCCTGAGATTCCAGATGTCATCAGCCTGCTTAAAAACTGATTGCGCCTTGCTTACCATCTCCTCTGCGGTGTCAGGCCGCCCCAAATCCAAAGCAGCATCCCACATGGATTTAAACGCGCGTTTCAACGAATCAGCAGAGCGCTCAATCGTCCCCATGTTATCGATCAGGCTCTGAGTCTGGGTGTTAAATCCCTTCGTCGCCGCATCATTAGCCGCCTGAAGTGCAGCGGCTTCATCTCCTGAACGTTGTAACTGAGCAACGTAATCAATCTGCTCTGCTGTCACATTATGAAATTGTTGCGCCATCGCAATCAGGCCGGACGTCGGGTCGTTGGTCAGTTTCCCGAACGCTTCCGCAACCTTTTCAATGGGGATACCAGATGCCGTAGAAAATTTTGCAACTGACTGGCTTAGGTCATCAAAACGCGCACCCGCCCCCACACCAGCATTAATTAATGCAGTCAGAGAATCAGTGGTTTGATCAAAGGTGAGTCCTGCTTGCTGTCCCGATTTTGCCAGTGCCAGCATTCTGTCGGTAGTCAGACCAGCCGTGTTACCTGATAGCGTCAACGTCTTATTAAAATCGGAAAGGGTTGACGTTCCCTGATAGAAGATATATCCAATTCCGGCACCTGCGGCGGTCAAAGCTGCAACCCCAACGGCCAACGGACTTACAGCTCCAAGTAATCCTCGAAATGTTGGAATCAGGCCACCAAATGAGTCTTTAACCTGACCGCCTTGCTGGAGCAAAATTAGCCATGGGCTTTGCCCACCAGCTAACTGAGTTGCGACATCAGTAAGCTGCGCAGGCAACATGCGCATTGCATTATTGTATTGGCCGATTGAAATACCGGCACGTTTTGCAGCACGCTCCTGCCGCGTGAAAGCTGCGGTTACCTGGGCTGTACTGTCGTTCGCGGCTCTACCTAACCCGCTCAGCTGCTTATTCAGATGAGCAACTTCCTCATCAAATTTTGCGCTATCGCCGTCAATTTTAACGACCAGATCACCCACTGGCTGGGACATAGCGAACTCCTCCAGGAATGCTTTCGGCTATCGACATAAGTTGCTCGTCTGAATCCAACTCACTTTCTCCCTCACGTTTTGATAACAAACTAAAATCAAGGGAGGTAATTCCGTGTTTATCCGGATCGGTGAAGAGACTGACAGCAAGATAACTGAGATTGGCAAAATGAGAGTCCAGGAGGTCGTCGCTAAAACAATTATCCTGGTAATACTCAATCCATTCGAACCATTCAGAGGAAGACATTTCCGAAAGCATTGCGCGCCAGTCTGGCCGTCCAAACTCCCTGGCTAATCGCATAGCAAAGCGACGTGAGCGGGTCAGGACTTTTCCAAATCAGGCTCTTCCTCTTCTTCATTTTTCTCAGGGTCATTATTAACTGGTGGGATCATCCCTGAAAGCATACGCACAAGTAATGCAGCGCTGCCCAATAACCCTGGTGGATATTTTCGTATAATTTCAGGGAAAATATCTTTCCCTTCACGTTGCTCTTCATCCGCCTCGCTCAAGGATAATGCAACGAGCATGGCCTGATCACGCATAGTCAACAAGGTGGCCAATTTAAAGTTTTCTTCAGGCGTGCTTTCCTCTGATGGTAATGACTTCCGCTCTTCAACCATAAATTCAATATATTGCATTCTACTGTAAGCCGATAACTCAAACAGTAAAATATTCTCACCATCGGGATTTAATGTGTCTTTTTTAAGATAAGTCATTTCATTACCTTTCGCGGTGCCTTAGCACCGCTGACGAATATATTAAGGGTTAGTCGAAGCGTTATCTTCAGCCAGAGAAGGTTTACCTTTATTGGTGATTTGTGCACTACGGGTAATAACTTCGTTTCGTGAAATAGTCTTACCCAAACTATTTACCCAGCCGGTGAACACATCAACTGCCCCATTTGGATATTTAATTTTGTAAGATTTTTCATCACCACTCATAAACCAGTCAACCAGATCCTTCTGGCCAGATTCACCAGGTTTCCAGGCAAGTGTTACGCTGGTTTGACCGGCTGACTTAACACCCTGAGCTGTTGCATCCCAGTCAGGCGCATCATCATCAATATAGGAATCATCATATGACTCTGCAGTCAGTTCCCCAGGTGTTAATTCCTTAACCTTTGCCGTTCGTGTCCAGCCGACATCACTTAAAGGATCATCGTATGGATCACCAGTTCCGGTATAAATCCAAAAAGTTGTCCCGGCACCTTTCGTCGGCGTGGTAGGTGTTGGAGTTGGCATATAGTCCTCACATAATATAAGTCAGGGAATATTGGAGATCGGCGGAGCCCCATGTAGTGGCTTCATCGTCACGTTGGTAGTCGTACCCGGCAACGCTGATGGTTTCAACGATACTGGCAAGCTCAGGAACGTCAGCCATGGCCGGATAGATGCGGGTTTCCATCCATTTATCCAGCTCGCTATCGGTAGCAGTTGCTTTAAGGAATACTTCAATGTGAAGGACAGCCTCCCACTCTTCCTCATCAATACTGCCGCCCGTCGCCTTTGCATCGGTAAGATATACTGCGACCGCGGGTAACTCTTCTGGAGCCAGGAAAGCTGGCCGACCGTCATACCAGAATATTTTTCCGGAGTTGATTGACTTCAGTTTATCCAGAACAGCTTTTCGTACTTGCGGGTGAATCATTTTGTCACCAGCCTTATCTGATTTTTGATCGCAGCCATCATTTCTTTTGGCATATCAGATGCCATCAGTTTGGGAAGTTCTTCTCTGAATGCAGCAGTCAGGGGGGTGGCCAGAGGTACTTTCACCACTTCTACCGGGTAACGAGATTTACTGGTTCGTCGAAGAACATGCCAGCGACCATTATTAAGCTGTTGCACAAAAGCACCAGGGAAGCTGAAATTCCCAATCTTCAGAACGCTTCCAGAGCTGCCGCTATCACGCTTACGCCGCGAAAGCTGAACACGGACATGCCCCAGCTTTATCGCCGGGAGATTCCCACGATTTACTCTGATGGTAGCCATTGGTTTTTTAGGGCTTGCCCGTTTAAGTTTGGCGCGCTGCATGACCAGTTTGCGCTTAACCTTAGTCTCTTTCGCCACTCGCGTAGAGCTGCGGCTGATTGCCCTTCCAGCTACGCGGTTAATGGACTGGGATGTCGCCCGAGGAATGGCATTTTTACTGATATTGCTCAGGTTCAGCCTGAGCTCTTCCAGCCCTTTAATCGTCACCTGTGACCTCCTCAATCCAGATTTGCGGCTTACCATTAAAGAAGAGCCATCGGGTAACGGTGTAAACCTGACTTTTATAAATAACCTCATCTCCCCGCGCCGACTGATAGCCAGCGCTGAAGATAACCAGGTTAATCCCATCCCCCGCGACAGGCCCCAGCTCAGGCAGCAGGTGACTTTCAACAGCAATATGCTCATCGCCATTAATAGTCACCGTTCTGCCCAGCCTTTTCGCCGTCAGTTCATCCATTCTGCCAGCCATATTGTCAAAGGCATTAGCCATTGATTTTGACTTCCAGGACGGTAACGCCTGCCGCAGCATCCTCCCAGGCAGTCCCGGCTAACACCGCATCGGTGTCATCCAGCTGAACATTTCCAGCTTTGAGATATACCTTTTCCCCGGCGGTCACGGCATCAGCTGGCACCTTAGGTAAAAGAAAGACACCTTCAGCGAATCCGTCGCCTACATCACCCGGCTGAATATCGGTAATTGCAACCGCAATCATCCCGCCTAAAGAAACGGGTGTACCGCTGAGAATTTCCTCGGTACCAGAATTTTTCACGGGGATGGTTTTGCCGTCTTGCACATAATTTTTAGCCATAATGTCTCCTGTCAGCCCCGCAGGGCTGATTTCAGGTATAAAAAAAGCCCTTCCGGGCGTCGTTTTCAGAACTGTAATGATTACTGGCCGCTGGATTTCACCAGGCCGCGGTAATCAAGCGGCGCCACACCAGCATCGATACGAACTTTTGTAGCGATACCGTCAGTGGTAAACCCTTCCTGCTGATCAATGTAAGGAGTATCAACACCATTCAGATACGCCACTTCGATGGTGTCCGTCCCTTTTGCCGCCATTAGATACCAGGCTTTTGCGTCAGCTTCGTCAAGGCGGGCCTCTGCAATCACATCTGCAAAATTCTGGATCGGGTTTATAATCCCAGCGTTGATATCCGCCCCTTTTACGCTCGCTGATTTAATCGTCTGGTTAGCCAGTGTCTCCAGCGCGACCGGAACCAGCATAAATGCCGGGCGGATGTTCAGAGATCGTTCTCCCTCTTTCTGCAGGCGCATCAGTTTACGGGCATCGTCCAGGCTGCTGACAGAAATAGCACCGGTGGACAGGTTCTCGTGGTCTGCGTGGAATAACGCCTTACCATCTGAGAGTTTTGGGTTTTTGGTCAGAATGGCGTAAACAAGGTCACCGATTGTCGCCTTAGCGGCACGGCCCATTTTCATCGGAACATCTGTGAGCTGGTTCAGATCATCATTAATGATTGCCTGGCGAGTGATGGAAAAAATTTCTCCGTAGGTGGCTAGCGCGATGGTTTCACCTTTATCGCCGGTAGTCACATACTTATATTCAGCGCCTTCGCGAACCTGCCGCAGAGACGGGAATCCGCCCATCCCCACACGATGCGCTGTCTTAAAGTCCGACAACTGGCCTTTCTTTGTCCACTGTTCAAAGGTTTCTGCAGCTTCGTCCCAGCCCTGCAAAATCGATTTGTTGGCTACATCAAGAAGGATGTTGCCAAAATCAGAGGTGCTGTGCGTCAGCGCCAGCCCTACCATCTGCATCGGGTTATAGCTGGATACGCCAATTCCCCGCTCAGTCAGGGCCATGCGGGCATATTCACGCAGGGTCATGCCGTTGTAGACATTGTCACGTTCCTGATCTTCAAATCCGGCACGCGCCATCAATGCCTGGCGAATACCATCGGAGACAAAATTACCGTTACCTGCATGAATATGCGCTGGCGTGGTTTTCGCCGATGGTGAAGCATCTTTACCCAGCAGCGCCAGCAGTTTGTCTTTAGCCTGATCGACAGAGCAATCCATATCTGCTACACACTGCGCCTGCAGTTCGGCGTGTTTACCACCAAACATCGCAAAGAGGTTGTTAATACCATTAACGCGATCCTTTTGCTCAGCGATTACCTGAGCACGAATGGTGTTTTCGTCAATTACGGAAGGTTGGCTCACCACCGGCTGCTGCACTTGTGGTTGCTGGGGATCGCGTTGCGTGGTAGCTCGCGGCGGCGTTAACATGTTGCGAATATTTTTTGGCATCTTTTCGAAGTCCTCAATACGTTTAGACTGGATACAGGCCATAGCCTGAAGAGAGGGGGTGACCTGGTCGGCAAAACCCATAGAGACGCATTCTTTGCCGTCCATCCATGTTTCATCTTCCAGCATCGCCGCTATTTCATCGGGGCTCTTACCCGTTTTCTCTGCATAAGCAGGGATCAGAACAGACTCAACCTTGTCCAGAAGCTCTGCGTAGTCACGCATATCGTTGGCATCACCACCAGCAAAGCCCCAGGGCTTATGGATCATCATCATGGTGTTTTCAGGCATGATGACCGGATTACCTACCATAGCAATGACCGAGGCCATAGACGCGGCCAGACCGTCGATATGAACGGTAATTGACGCACCATGATGTTTAAGAGCATTAAAAATGGCGATGCCGTCAAAGACATCGCCACCAGGCGAATTGATATGAAGATTAATATGGGTCACATCACCAAGCGCTTTAAGGTCGTTAACAAACTGCCGAGCGGTCACGCCCCAGTAGCCGATCTCGTCGTAGATATAAATTTCTACCTGATTGTCGGCGCTGGCCTGCATACGAAACCACGAATTACTTCTTGCGCTGGCTTTCGGACGACGGGGCGTCCGGTTCTTTGACTTCGGCACTGGTGCCTCCTTTATCGTTTGCAGGATCGGTGTCATACACCAGTCCCAGTTCGCGGTTATCATCAACTTCAGCCTTGCGACGACGTTTCACATCATCCGGATTGCGCCCGCTAGCTCGCACCCAGTCAGATTCTGTCGCAGCACCACCTCGGATTTGCGCTTTCCAGGCATTAGCCTCTTTAACCGGGTCGATCCACGGCATGACCGGACCGGAATAAACTGCGGTGTAAAGCGACGCCATATCAAGCCCACGTGGTAGCTGAATTTCGCCAGAAGCCACCGCCATTTTTAACCAGTTTCGGTACATTGGCCGGGTAATTGTTCCGATGAACCAGTCCTGGAGGATCAGATAACCGTCTGTTGATTCAACCAATTCCTGGCGCTGAGCGCTGTACGTTCCATCGTAGTTTCTGGCTGTACTGGAGAAGCTGAGACGAGCACCAGCAGCAACGGCGCGCAATTGCCCATTTCTGAATGTTTCAAGGTTAGGGTTTGGTCTGTCAGATTTGATCATCCCGATGTCTTCACCGGGAAGGAGATCATCATAGATAATGCCTGGCTCAATCATTACATCACGATTATCTTTGCTGTTCTCATCCGTAAAACTTTGCCCGTCCCCTTTTTTTATGTACATCCCCAGGGCGGCGGCTATGCGTGCGGCCGTTAACTCCGCATCCTCGTATTCTTTCAGCGCACTGAGGCGCATGAGAACACCAGAAAGGAGAGACGTCCCTCTGGTTTGATGAAGGCGACGGGTAAATTTGAGATGAAGCATATTCCCGGCATCAATATCTTTCGTATCCAATTGACGGCCGGTAACAGGCAGACTTTTATAAACCAGGTACTTTTTCGGGCGTCCCCAATTATCGACATAAACCCCCTGACAAAGTTGCTGTGACTCATTGTTGGTCATCGGCACAAAATCAGCCTCTAGCGCTTCAAGCCAGAAAGGTACACCAGCCACTGGATCAAGTCCCTGCGCTGAGCCACTCACCATCTGAGCGAAAATTTCCCCGTCCCTGAGCCAACTCCTGAGCATCAACCGCTCAAGCATCGGGCGGGTAAACTGTCCCGTAACCTCAGGGCTGACTGACCATTCGGCCCACTTCGTTCTGATTTGTTCTGCCAGTTTTTTTGCGATATTTCCGTTTTTTAGTACCGGGTGTGGCTCTACAATAATTCCTTTAGCTCCAACTACCCTTTCCTCGAGCTTATCGAATACACCAATAACCAGATCGTGGTTACTGTCCAACCAGCGAGCCTGTTCTCGAAGTGAAACAGCTCCCATCTGACTAAGCTGGTTAGCGGAACGATTTTCCCTGCGGGCCTTATGCGTACGAGTAGGCTTAACAGCTTCATATGCCTGTATCATTGCTCTCGAACGTAACCTCGCAGCTTTCCAACCTGGGGAAAAGACACCAATCGCATCATCTAACAGGCTCATGGAAACCTCGCGAGCTTATAACCGGGTCGCCCGTTACGCTGAGTTAGCAGGGAAGCAAGACGACGCTCCCATTCCTGACGCCCCTTGCGGATTTCAGACAGGTTCTCCAGCGTCATCTGCTGCCCGTTGAATGTTATAGACTTTCCATCCAGCACAGCTATTTCCGCATCGGTATAACGCTGGATAATGGATTCAATATCGGTTTGTTTCACACCCAGCCTCCTGATGATGTAGTCCACGGGTTGTTTTCGACATCCGGCTTATTTGCCTTCCGTTTTTTTCTGCTATGGGTCGTTTTTGCTGATAACGTGGGTGACGCTTCGCCAGTTTCCGGCGTGCTTTCTTCAATCCACGTTGTCCGCCTCGCCCATTCAGGCGCATCTGGCCATTTGATCTTTTCGTATCCGTGCAATATGGCCAGCGCATCGGCATAAACGAGTAGATCGAAAGCTTCATTCGGACCTCGGCCCGGTTTGCTCCATTTTCCATCGGGTGAACGTTCCTCATAGGTCAGCTCATCGTAAAACCAACTGCCGAGCCATTTAGGGAAATGCACATAGTTCGGGCCGGGTGATTCTCGCCACAGGGCGTTATTCACCTGATCTTTCAGCGCATCAGTCTGAAGAAGGTAAAGCGGAACATCGCCAGCGGCTTTTGCCCGGCGAGTTGATCTGTCAGTGTTATCAGGAAATGTTCGGGTAATTAGTTTTGAGCGTCGGACACTGTCGCCCTTGAAGAGGAAAATCTTTTTACCAAGCCCATCCCGGCGGCACTTACGCCAGAACTTATAGGCGTTATCGGTGACACCATCCTCACCGCCGGAATCGACAGCCATCGCCATGAGCCGCATGCGTTTTGAAGGGTTACTCGCTAAGGGCCATGACTTTTCGAACACGTCAGACAAAAGTAAATCCCAGTCTTCCGGGTAACTTGCCGGATCGATGGGGTAACATTCACCGTGCTCGTTTGCCCGCAGAGACTGGCGGATGTTGTAGCGATCGACCAGCCATCTCTCACCCTGCTCACCGTAGCCAGTCACCTGAACCACGAAACGACGGGATTTACCGCCCTGCACATCAACGGTTGCAGTCATAAAGAGCACACCATCTGGTACAGATCGCTTCGGCACGTCTTCAGCGCGTCGTTCGAGCAGCTCACTCTTACGTTGTTCGAGACTGGCTCGGGGTAGATAAGGCCGACCAAAGTCGGTATTAACTACCGTTTTCAGCGTCTCTTCACTCTGGGTGGACTCATATTCCTGCTCAGCAGTCAGGAATTTGTATATCATCTGCGACCATGTCTGATATGCAGCCGCAGGCCCCTCCATCCAGAATGAAGCGATGCGTGATCGCCGCGGCTCCCCAAATCTGTTGCCATCACGGTCTATTTTTTCTCCATCGCGTAACCAGACATGGCGGATATTCAGTTCACGTTTCATATCTGCGGTGATCCTGCCTTTGCAGGCCGGGCACTGGAGATATGCAGACTCACTTGCCACAACGGGATCAAGGGAATCCCGGTAGCCCGTCATATTTGCAACCTCCGGCTGAAAATATTCTCCGCAATGCGGGCAAGGCCAGTAAAGGCGGCGGCGGTCACCACGATTAAACAACGATAATATGCCGGTAGTCGGCGGTGCCTCATGTGCAGTGTTTGGTCGCCATTTCGTGTCACGAATATCTCGGCCAGGTGAACTCTCAACCAGAGTCATACCGCTGGACATAAACGTAGTGGTACGTTTCGAACCCAGGGAAAATGCATCACCTTCCCCGTCGATATCTTCAGGAAAGCGGTCATAGTCAGTTAACGCCACGCTTTTATAGTCTGACGACGACATAATGTTGACTGACGGCCAGCCCAGTTTGAGATAATTACCGGCCCGGAAGGTGCGGTCGTGAACGTTATTGTCGTTACGACGCGGACTGAGTCGCGATTTTACTTCCGGACTACACCGGAATGTGCGATCGAGGCGTTTCTTGGAATGTTCACGCGCTTTCTCTTCGGAGACCTGAATAACCAGCATGTCAGCGGGATCACAAACGATGTTGTAGACAATCCAGCCATCAATCAGGCCAATCGTTTTCCCGGTTCTGGCCGGTCCGACAAACACCACCGCATCATATTCACGGGATGCCAGACAATTCATCGGCTCAATAATATAAGGGGCCAGATTGGGGTCCCATGGTACGGAGTTACCCGCCCCCATCGGCACACGCATATATGAGCTGACCGCATCGGCCACCTGCATACGACGTGGGGCACGAAGAATACCGGAGACATCGCGGCGTATCCCCCTGGCAGATGCCCGTTTTGTCATCAGTCCTCCTCTGGCTCATCCTCCTCTGGTTCAGCGTCCATTACTTTTTGGGCAACCTGATCGCGCAGGTCATCAATCACGCTTTGCACGCGTGATACCGCAACCGGCGTAAGTGCACAGTCGCGCTCAAGAATGTCCGGAAGTGTTTCAAGTACCATGACGACGGCTTTCGCCATCATTGAAAATTCACGTGCGACGTCTTCGGCGGGGATAAGTTGCTTGGTATCTACTTCATATTTCAACCGCTCGTTTTCTGCTTTCCAGTGAGCGAGGCGATCAGGGGGTGTCATCTCTTCAAGATTCGATGAGGAAACCGTCGGGATCATTAATTCTGTCAGAATATCGGTGACAAGATACAACTTAAGTTTGCTGTTGCTCCCCTGGGCGGGACTGACATTTTTTAGCCTGGTAGCGACGGTCTGGCGGTGTACGCCAGTAATCCCGGCAAGCTGGTTGATATTGAGTTTTAAAGTAGCGATTTCCTGGTCCATGATGGTGAACACTTTTTATACGATTCGACATCATTGAAAATCCGACATCTGGAAAATCAATAACCTGTGCACATGATGATGATGACTATGAAAAATGAAAACTAGCCGTTTTCCGCGAGTCCGCCGCCCCGTGGTAGCCTCCCCCTCCGGGAGGACCCGCAAATGATAATGAATGTCATTTGCATAAAGTCGAAAGAAATTGCCGCCATTAGACATCTAGACGCCAAAACGTCCATTAATCCCCTTCTAACTACCGATAATGATATTCATTCGCATTATCAAACCCCCTCGCGATGTGAAGGGCTTCTGTAATGCGTGCGTCTACAGTGCAGATGGAGACAGCTCCCCTTCTTCAAACTATGCGTCTACAGCTCGCCCGTCTGCTGCACAATAATGAATAAGGTACTGATTGGGGCCATGTGTATATTCTGCGCGAGCTTTGATATGCCCTTCTTCTTCACTGATAATAACGGTTACCACCTGACCAAGTTCATGTTTAAAGCTCATCGGTTATTACCTCTTTTGGACATAAAAAAACCCCGCCGAAGCGAGGTTCTCGTGTGACTGAAATGGCTATTTCTTGAATGCCTCAGCATAAGCCTGAGCGCTCTTTTGTGATGACTCCATTATGTCATCAGTCAGCGTTTGCTGGCCCCACTTGGTTACTTTACCATTAACGAACGTTATAACCAGTCGATCGTTAGCCAATTGTTCGTTATCTATGATTGTGTAGCCATAGAGAGACTTATTCCAATAAATCCAGCGCTCACGCTCTTGGTTCACATCCGTCCTACGCGGCGATCCCATAATGTCCATGACGTCGTTTTTGTTCATTCCGAGAGATAAAAGCATTGATCTCTGGTTGTAATCTACTTTCTGGACTGTTGGCGCACATGCGGAAATTGTTAAAGCTGAAACACCAATTAATGCTGCAAAAAGTAACTTTTTCATGTCCCTATCCCCATCGTTTTGTTTGGGACAGATTAACAGGGGAAACAACAACACTGCAATTGAGCCCGACATTATCACAGGCACTCGATGAATGCCTGCTGTAATGCCCTAGCTGCCCTGTTCTGCGCCGGTATCAAACAGCGCCAGAGCTTCGGTCGCTTCCTGAATCGCTTTACGAGTCTTCGAGACAATCTCGCTTTCCGTGTAAACACGATCAAAGGAGTCTGAGAATAGCTCAGACTTCAGATAGCTGTCGCCTACCCAGTCAATGGCCAGCTTGGCCGCTGCGGTGTCATAGTTAACTTTCTTGATGATATCCAGGCGGATTTGCTCGGATGCGGTGATCTCTGACATGTCTTACCTCTGTGCGATGTGGGGAGCATTATCGAAGCCACTATTCGAAGTGTCTTCTGTAATGCCATTAAAAAAGCCACCCGAAAGTGACTTTTGTGATGGAAATAGTGTATTGCGACACGAGGTGTTAATTCGCTTCTGAATTAAGGCCTGAAGTCAAGAAGAATCGCAGTTGGTAGGTTCATTGGCTTTGCAGGAAACTGACCCGCGGCCACAGTGTCATTAATTGCCTCAACAGAGCGTTGACAAATAAAATTATCACCAGATACAACTTCCACATGTTGAACCTGCTCACCAGGAGGTTGTGTGACTTTAAGTATACAACCCTGTTCACGGTAATTTACAGAACCGAAATAATTTTGCTGCACAGCTTTTTTTATACTCAGGGTGTATTCATATAGACCATCAGGAACACTGGGCTCACTTTTATTTGAGCAGCCTACTATCATCAGTCCTGCCAGAGCAACAATATATAATTTTTCCATTTGGCTATCCGTTGTTCGGAAAAAATAACATTACCATGCCTTCCTGATTTTTGCAGCGTTACTGTTTTACCCCTTACAACAAATCCCCACTATGGCAAAGCAGTGTTGAGTAAGGGTTGCGGGCAGTTGCCCCGCACCGATTTGTTGTGCGCCAGAATGTCTCGCTTAGTCTGCATATCCAGCACGTCGATATCGTGGTCGGTCAGATAGATGACCCGCACCCAGCTGCAGGCCGTATCAACGACTACCGGGGCGGGTAAACTTTTCGCGCAGCTCCCGATCAACATCGTCATCAGGCATATGGCTAACCGTCTGCTGTACATCACTGGCCCCTTTCATGACTTCCGCCTTACGTTCTGCCGCGGCGACGGTGGCGGCGGCATTCTCTTCGGTACGTTGCTGATCGGCTTTGGCTTCCGCCTTACTGGTCCCGCGAGCATGACCAATGCCGAACGCGCCAGCGATAGCAGCCAGGATGACAACCACCAGCCCCGCGATAGCTTCGATTCCCATAATCACACCACCAGCACCGATTTTGCTTTCAGGAAGCGAACTCGCCGGTTATTAATCCCGTTTTGTCCGCCGTTGATAATCTGCGTGACCCGGACAAGATCACCCGGATATTTCAAGCAACCTTTTGAGACATAGAACCATGCTGCACTACGGGCCGCGTAGGAGGACTGCTCCAGTAATTCTGGCTGCGCAACCAGATCGACCTTCAGCCCGTTTCCGCAGTCCCGGTAATTAGAAAGTCCGGTTATTTGAATAAGTCCGCGCCCTCGATAAACCCAGCCATCAGTTGCCCTGTTGTTACCCAACCGCTTGCTATAGACAATGTTGGCGATAGCCCGCTGGCGCTCAAGAGGTAATACAGTTTCCGACTGGCTGCGCCCGAGGGAATTGGCCTGATCCTGCGTTAACCTGCCGTAACGAACAAAATCAGCAAGCCCGGCGATGCTGTAGTTGAAATTCTCCACTTTCCTGTTAAACCCAAGGCTTTCATGGCCGCATTGAGCAATGAACATTGCCTGGTCGATAGCGGAAGTGATGCCAAACTCTTTCATCGCGGCTGTAATATGCGGAAACCAGCGCACAGCTAACCCGGCGCTGATGCCAGCCGCCTTTTGAAATTGTGATTGATTCATTAGTGCCTCAGTGCATCAACAAGACGCGCTATATTCCCTCTGAACCAGAGAACTGCGCCGCAGATAAGAATGTTTGCCAGTACGACCAGCCAGTGGGATGACTCGTACAAGCCAAACAGGAAACGGAAAGGGATGCTGGCATAAACCAGCACAGTGAAGTAAGCCATCAGCGATATCATGGGGCGGTGTCTTGACCCGTCGCGCCGGTAGAACATCAACGCACCAACAATTACAGCGCATATCACCGCATTGACGATTGCGCTCGGATCACTTGTTACCATTGCTTGTCCCTCCTCCACGTAAGCGAGAGAGAATCCCAAACAGGCTACCCAGATCCTGACTGTTAACGAACGTCAGCAATTTAATGGCTATTGCTGCAACGATTACAGCACCGAGAGCATCAAGCGGCCTGTCACTGTACCCCGTCCACTTTGAGAAGTAAGACCCCAGTAGAGGAGCGCCAATCACACCGAAGATGAATGAAGTTATGAAGTAGCCCACCAGCTTTAGGCGGCTGATATTTACCGCCGTTGCGACATAGAACACTGCCCCAGCGAAGGCACCAAATACCACGCCATAATCAATGCCAGTTGCAAGACCGAACATACTGGCCCCCATCAGCCCGCCAGCAGCTACCGTTGTGCCAGAAACAGGATCGGACATTTAGCCCCCTCTTTTTGCTGTGAGTCCTCTCAATCGAGGGGAAAGATAAATTCTATTTACTTGAATACCGTGTGTACTTCTAAGGGTATACTTAGGATCTTTACGTTTGATTTAACACTGGAGCAAGAAATGACCAGTTCAGAACTTTTGGAATTGATCAAAAAAGATGTAAGTGATGTAAAGCAACAAGGTTCAGAAACCATCCCGGTCGATAATTTACTTCACTATCTTTCAGAAATAGATGTGACAGAGCAGCCAGAGGCTAATGCTTTAACTCTCGAAGGGATTAAACATCAAAACTCCACCCAATTGGAAATATTGAAAATTGAAAATAGCTTTCAAATAGAGTCTTTCAAAGCTGCTATCAGTATTGGTGCGAATGCTTGCAGAACATTTCTAATAATGAATGGAGGTGCAGCAATCGCTCTGTTGGCTTTTTTAGGAAATATTTGGAACAAGAATTCCTCAGCTGAAGCTGCGTCTGCTATCGCATCAGCTCTCTATCTTTTCTGTGGAGGAGTCGTTCTGGCCGGACTTTGTTCGGGCTTATCCTATTTCTCACAGTGCTGCTTCGCATCATCATATCTTGGAACCAAAAAATTTTATCTTTGGCTCGGGCATACAATAAATGCTGTAGCTTGTATATGCGGCGCCGGTTCCATCTTCATATTTGCTTATGGTTCCTATTGTGCTTATCAATCAATGATTGCTCAGTTAGTAAAATAAAAAAACCCGCTCATTGGCGGGTTTTTTTTGTTCGGTTGCTCAGTTCGCTTTAACGTCCCGAGCCTATCACAATTCAAGCAGTTTCTGGCTCACTTTGCAAGTAAAATCTGTCGCCATTTGTTCCGAATGCGTCACACATTGGTGCGTATAGCATCGATTCCGCCAAACTAAGCCACGTATCAACTCTGCGTCTACAGGACATAAAACACCAGTCTGGATGCTTTTCATAGAGCTCTTCCGCTATGCGCCGTTTGCTCTTCCGTAACCGGTAATGATCCACCAGCAGGTGGTAAAGCTCTTTGTGACCACGCGTAATGAGGACTGCCCCCAGTACTTTATCAATCAGCAGTCCCTCGTCGTCTGTGCAGAAAGCCAAGCCGCTTTTGTTTTTCCCCGCGAGTATTTCACGAAAGAACGCCTCAAGCTCTGGCTTCGAGATTCCAGACTTCTTCATCCGGCGTAATGCCTCATTGATGGCTGTTTTGGTAACTTTCCCGGAGGCCAGTAACTGGTTAAACATATTGCCGCCACTACCGCCGCCGATGTAGGACCAGCGGCCCCACATGCGCAGCTTCCCTTGAATCCAGATACTTTCCAGAGTGCGAAGCCTAACCATCTCACCATTTTTCCCAACTTCCGACGGATTAATCATTGAACATTCACCCCTTTTATCTGGCCCGTAATCATTTCAATGCTGTTGTTACATTCGTTTCCCCAGCGGTCCCATCCTTTCCACTCTTCCCGAGCGAATAGTTCGATCCGTTTCACATCACCGTATAATTGCTCCAGTCGGTTCCTTACTTCCCACGGTTTAGCGCTGTGCTCACCGAGGCAGGTGTGAACAACCTGTTTTACCGATGCGCTGGCGCGGGTTAGTCCGGTTCCCCTGGTCGCTATCAGGACATCTTCTGTATTGCTCCGGGTATGATTGCCGCCGTTCATGCGCGTCTCACGGTCCAGCATCTCAAGAAGATCATTGAAGTCCACCAGCTCTCCGGCGTTTAGTGCCTTGTTGAAGCGGTCAGCGGCGTTCTGATTCAGTTTTACCCAGGTAAAGCCTTTCATTGTTCTGACCCGGAAACCCCATGATTCAGCCAGTTCTACAGCCTCGCGGTTATGGGTCCCCGTATACCACATCGCCAGTACGGCGTTATCAGCAGCCAGAGACCAGACAGGGAGCCGTTTCAGGTCTTCAATGCTCATTGTGCTGTAATGATTACAGGCTGCTCCATTGCTGATTCGGTTGCCGTATTCCCAAGGCGGATCACAGTAGATAAGTTCGTAATTCATGCGGCCCTCTGCTTTTTCAGCTCGCGGGTTTTACGGCGGTATTTAGCCGCTATGTTTTCCAGGTCTTCTTTCGAGTAATGCTTCGCTTCGTGTGGGCCTTCCAGCCATTCCACCAGCGGCAATCCATACCACTCGATCAGCGTTTCCCTGTAGCGGGCATGTACAGTGGCATTCTTTGCAGCGAACCGACCCGATCCACCATTACAGGCTTTGCACTGCCGGTAAGCATTCTTCTCTTCAAAGCGCAATTCAGGACGAGCGCCTACCCCCATAAAATGACCGCAATCCCACTGGCCGCCAAAGATCATGGGTGGGTGATAAGTGCCGCATGATGGGCATGGTTTCCCCTCGTCGCGTTCACGGATAAAGGCATTGAAGGCTGACTGGGCTTTTTTGATGTAGTCGCCACGGGTAAGCAGCGCCTTTTTGCGCATCTTCAACTTGTCCTTCTGTTCCGCCTCCGCTTTTTTTGCTTTCAGTGCCCTGTTGTGCGCTATAGCACAGAGCGGGCCACAAACCTTTTGTAGGTTGCGGGCCGGAGTGAAGGTTTCACCACAGCTGGCGCACTTCTTCGGTTTGTACGTTTTCACCTTTGCAGGCGCTGGTTTCTTCACTGTTTCATCCCCCGGTGAAATACCCACTCGAATACTTCTGAGCCGTTAAGCAGCAGATCATTAAAATCACCCTGCGCAGGCCAGCGCACGGAGACACTTTCCAGATCATTCTTCGCGTGCAGATTTGCCGCAGCGCATTCAAAAGCAGCGGCATGACCTGCTGCGTTGGCGTCAGAGTCAGCAAAAATGATGAGGTTCTTTACCCCGGCAGGAACGCGGAATTTCTTCATAAAGGCGGTATTCATCGTCGCCCAGGTGTTGCACTTCGTGATCTGGTGGCAGGCCAGAGCCGTTTCGATCCCTTCAGCAATTCCCAGCGTTGAGGATATTGGGAACATGCGAATAGCAACGGATTTGGCATACTCTAAATAGCTATCCTCCTGCAGTTTCATCATCTTCTTGGCTGCTCCTCCTGTTTGCGCCTTCTTATCACCGTCAAGCAGGGTGCGGTGCAAATAACACAGTTCGCCACGGTCATCTGTAGCCAGCGCATAAATAGCCTGGAGGTTCTTTCCATCTACTGGCTGTTTATCGCAGTACTTGATGCTCTCTGCTGGGAGGGAGTTAATACCGCGCCCCTTCAGGTAGCTATCTGCACCGGTACCACGGAGAGGGATGAGCTTCGAAAACTTACGGCTGACTTTGTCACGTTGTTGTGCCAGAGATGTACGCACAGGATTTAGTCTGGTGCGATCCGAGGTGTAGGTGTTCCCGATCAGCCTGTCTATTTCCGAGGCCAGAACCTTAAATTCTTTGCCAGTCTTGGCAGTCAGCAACGCCCAGCCATCGCCAGAGCCACAAACACAGATATATGATCCCGTGCCGTCTTTATCATCACAGCGAAATTTCCCTGTACGGCCACAAAGAGGGCATTCTCCTTTGAGATGGTTTTTCCCGGTAATACCTGGGAGGCCATAGTATTTGTAAATTTCCGCCCAGCGACCAATCGCAGCTTGTTTGGTATTCATGCGGCATCTCCTTCTTTCTCTTTTCTCTTCGCAAAGGCGATCTGTTTTGATTTGATGAAATTCGTTACTTCAGGCGTGATCTGTTGCGGGGTGTGATGTAACCCCCGAGGCCATACTGCAAACTTTTGTTTGTAGGTATGCGCACACCAGCCATCACTGACCGGGCGTCCCTGCGCTGCACGGGTGCGCTGGTAAAAAAGAATCTGAGACCACCAGGATTGCTTCTGATCAGCGGTATATTTGACTTCCGCTTTGCTTACCTTTTTCAGCCCACGGGATTTATCTGTTTCCACGTCTTCCCCGGCGAGCGGTTTAAAACCACATTTCGGGCAGATGTATATCCCGGCTGGTTTGACGTAGTGGCACTGGCTGCATTCTTTCGGCAGCTTTTCTGCTTCATCGGTCTTTACGGCTCTCTGCGGTGCTTCTTCCATACCGTCAGACGATGAAGGGAGATAGTCGTATTCAATATCGTCGGGATAGCCCAGTTTATTAACCGTGCCCGTGTGGTCGAAGATGAGGCAGTGATCTTTACCAGGGGTGGCACGCAGCCCACGCCCAAGAATCTGAATCCAGCGCATTTCGCTTTTGGTTGGCCGGGCAAAGATAATGCAGCGAACATCACTATCAAAACCGGCTACCAGAACACCAACGTTAATGATGATTTTGGTTATGCCCTGTTCGAAGCGGCGGATCGTGAGCTGTCGTTCGTCGTGCGGTGTGCTGGCTGTCATAACTTCAACCGTCACGCCAGCGCTGGTAAATTCAACCGTGACAAAATTGGCGTGAGCGACATCGACGCAAAAACAAATCGTCGGGCGGTCTTCGCCGTTTTCCAGCCAGTTTTTCACGATGTCGCCTACCAGCTTGGCTTCGCTCATTACCTGGCTGAGCTGGTTTTCTTTGTAGTCGCTGCCATAGCCTGCTACGTATGACGTTTCCACTTTGGACAGATCAGGATGCGACGGCGCATAGAACTCATATTTGCTCAATGCACCAATGGCGATCAGTTCCTTCATCGTCGTTGGCTTAATCAGGCGCTGGTAGTAATTGCCCAGGAACTTAGCGAAAGGCGTACCGGAAAGGCCGATTACCTTCGTTGCTGTGTTGCGAGTGAGATTGTCGATAACCTCCAGCAGTTTTTTGCGCTTCAGGTGGGCTTCATCAACGATCAACAGGTCGATATTGTCCGGGAACTCACGGCGAATCAGCGTATCTGCACTGGCAATCTGGATCAGAGCTGTGGGGTTGTATGACGGGTGATCGCGCCAGATATAACTGATTTCTTCCCCAGGAAGGCCGTATTCCATGAACCGGGCTGCGGTCTGGTCCAGCAGAACCGTGTACGGAGCCACAAACATTACGCGCATTTCACGGCTGACAAAGCCATCAGTGATCAGCGCAGCTATTGCTGTTTTGCCGAAACCTACAGGGGCGTAGAGCATGAAGGAGTTATTCTGTTTCCAGGCGCTGCGCAGCATGTTTAACGCGACGACCTGTTTTTCGCGGGGCTGGATGTTAAGCATTAGCAGTCACCTCCCCGAAGGCCATAGCCACCAGCTCGGCGATGACAAACTTAGTGCGCTGACGCTGAACCGACAACGTAACGGTTTTGGTCCCGTCTTTGCGCTGGCGGCCTTTAAGAAAACCGCCGTGAATGTGTCGAATAAAATATTCACAGTTAGCCAGGCGCGGAACACTGCGTACCCGTCCGAGGTTGCTGACTTCATAGGCTTTGGAATACGGCTCAACCGGAACCGGGGCCCATTTTTCGTTAGCGTCTGAATAAATCATTTTGGCTCCTTTTGGATGTCTAAACGTCTGAACTTCCAAGCGACGTTTTCAACCCCATACAGTGATCTATCTGTTAGATCGTTCTCTTCTGGTAAAGCTGTTCCAGCCCTTCGGGCTAAAACCCAACACCGCCCCCTTTCCCCCAACCCAGATTCAGAAAATCAAACCCTGGGTGGGAGCGACGTATATCCCCTAACCGCTGGGGTATACCTCGTGCAAAACTCTCGCAATCGGCGGTTTGCCGTCCGTCGTGCGGCGTTCTGCTGCCGGAATGACACCGGCTCAGCATCGAACGCTTCCTGGTACGCCTGCGCATACGCCATCGCGATTTTTTCCCGCATACCTGCCGGGAGTGTTGCCAACTGCTCTTTAATCCACGGGGCGTCCTCACGAGCAAAAACCGTGGGCATAGTCACGTGGAAATATTCGTCCTGATACATTGGCCCTCCTGCTTACGTGGTGAGCCTCACAGAGTTACTTACCCTGAATTTGAAGGTACATTTGGAGTGTCGTCAGGGGAGCAGAAGACCATGAAAAGCAGCGCTAAATGCTCCTGCCACTTAGCCATGACCTGGTAACTGTTCGCTTCGATTTGAGCGCGTTCATCGCGATCGATTACGCCGTCAGCGGTTGCCTTCCTAAGGTATTGAGAGTGTTTTCCTATCCATTCAACCGACTCCATCAGTCTTTGGTTGATATCCCCGTTATCGACATCTTCTACATCGGTAAGCGGTACGAAAACTCCACCAGAGGCTTTCGCAATAGCATTCGCGATATGGTGTGAACCACCAGCGCGCTGGAGAACCATTGCCCACCCAAACGGGAATACCTGATCGCCATCAGCACGCAGACGGTTGAACAACGAATTATCAGTCACATCAAGCCATTCGGCTGCTTCTGCATACCCGCCAGGTAATTCCGCGATCGTCTTTTTGATTGCGGCCACCAGCCAGGCTGGCTGTTTCTCGACTTTCCAATCAGGTTGATTACCCACGGTTGACCTCGATTAGCTGTGGTTTAAAAAAACATCAGATTTGTTACTGTTTTGGATAGATGTCAGGCCGGAGTTCAGATTTTTTAATCTCACCAAGAGTGATGTTTTCTAATCTTGTAGCCAAAGAAAAACCGGCCTTTTTGTACCCATTGAACACTAAGCGTAAGTAGCCAGGCGTTGAGCCAACGCTATTGGCAAGCTTGCACTGCTGCTCTTTAGTTAAAGAATCCCAATAATCTTTCATGGAATATGTACCTCCTGAGTACATACTACATGAAAACAATGAACCTGCAAGGTACTTGTACCTAACAGGTACAGGATGTTTAATGAAAACATGAAAACAATTCAAGAAATCAGGCGCATAAACGCCAGAAAATTGAGAGACGGTGTTGGCGGAAATTCGTTTTTTGCCACGATGATTGATCGTGAGCCGACTCAAACCAGCCGATTTATGGGGGATGGAGCAACCAAAAATATTGGCGACGCAATGGCGCGCCATATTGAAAAGTGCTTTGATTTGCCACTAGGCTGGCTTGACCAAGAACATCAGACTACGAATGTGGCTAAAAGCAACGATGTTTCTGATGCTTATAGAGACATTACTTTAGTTCCAGTCATATCCTGGGTGCAGGCAGGAGCTTGGACGGAAGTTGGATATGCTGAGGTAGACTTGAATAGCGCAGAAACTTATCCCTGCCCAGTGCCTTGTGGCCCAATGACCTACATATTGCGTGTTATAGGCGATTCAATGATAAGTGAATATCGCCCCGGTGATATGATTTTTGTTGACCCGGAAGTCCCAGCTGTTCATGGCGATGATGTTATAGCCATCATGCATGACTCGGGAGAAACAACCTTCAAACGGTTGATTGAAGATAGCGGGCAAAAATTTCTCAAGGCACTGAATCCTAATTGGCCCGAGCCTTACGTCAAAATCAACGGTAATTGCTCAATCATTGGGACCGTTATTTTTTCAGGAAAACCAAGGCGATACATAAATAGAGTATGACGAAACTATTTTAAACCTGCTTCGGCAGGTTTTTTTGCGCTTGACAGTGTACCCACGGGGTACATAATGTACCTGTAAGCAACAGCGAACAGGTTTGAACTAATCCGGAAATATCGAAGGTACTAAATGCATAACCTGCAACCTCGTCAATGCTTAGCTCTTTAACAATTTGGACACTTACAGCGTCAATGACCTGTTTAGACCCCTACACGTAAACGTGGCGTAGCACCAGGCGCGATCCGGTTGGTGTGAGGTTATCCCCGCGCGAGAGCGAGAACGGCGTGAGAATGGGCAACACTGGTGGGTAGCTGGCGCTGATACGACTGAGAGGAGAAACGATTATGAAGTAGTAATGCGGATAGACCGTAATTGGATGCCTTTTAAGGCAGCGTGACGACGGCGTTAATCAGGTCGGGTTCCCACGGCGACGTAGTGAGGGAAAGGAGGCTTAAAGCATCACTGAGTAACCGGTTAGCGCCCGGTTAACGCGTAAGTAGCCACAAATGAATTGATGTGATTTATTCCAGCCCCTTCAGTATGAGGGGGTCGGGCTGAATTCACTTGCAAGTTGTAGGAAAAAAAATGTTAAATGCTAATTATTTTATCAACTTTAAATCAAATCAGGTCTCATCTATTCCGAATAAAAATAATGAATCCAATGACTATTTGCTTTTTAGTAGTTGCGAGGGATACTTCACAGCAAAAGGAGTATTTGATGAGGATGGTAACTTTCTTTATTTCTGCGGATGGGTTGCAGGGGAAATAAAATTCTTTTCCCCTGAGGATTATGATTTGTGGATTCTACTACCCTCTTCATCTACTTTGCAGGTAAGCAATTTATAAAATTAGAATATCGCTGAAGGTCAGAGCGGCTTACAATATCCATTTGATACATTTTATCGTAAATGGGCTGAAGGTTTTCTTTTTTCAGAAAACGTCTAGCTGCTTCTAATCTCTCTGATGAGAAATTAAGATTAAATTCTATATTATTTACTTTTAAAACTAACTTAGCCATTGCTGGGCTAGACATAGTTGATGGGTTACAGAACATCAACTCTTTCATTACCTTGGTAACTGACATGTAAAATGCCTGACGCAAATCATTTTGCTCTAATAGGCAATCTACATGTTCAACCGAACCAATGGCAACTTCTACCGTCTGTTCTTCCGATTCCGCATACTTTCGGTCAAATACTTCCTGGATGTCAGCTTCTTTTTTTGAAGCGACACGAGAGATAGTTACCTTAGTGGTAGATGTTGAAGCCATACGTTTTAATTCAGTACTAGCATACCTTCCAATAACAGATGGGTTTTTAATCAATTCAATGTTTTTAATAGCCCAGTCAATATTAAACTCACCCTCTTTGAGCAAATCGGCTTTTTTTCGCCATTCAGATATTTTTGCAATAGCTTTAAATAGGCTTAGTTTTCTTTGTTCATTCTTGAGGTTTCTCAAAAACAAGTTTGTCAGGTCATTAAACGCAACATTAAAATACTTAAACCCACAATCATTACCAATGTTAGTTTCTATGCCATCTTCGGTAGCAACAATATATCCACGGTTATGCGCTTTGTGACAACTCGTGATGCCACAGGTACGCTTATCTTGTAGTTCATAACTACCGATAATCTTGAATAGCTTTTTATCTTTAAGATCAACATTTTCATGAAAATTTTCTCGTTGACGAACTACCTCCCAATCAGAAATTTCAATGATGTCGTCGCTATTCAGGTCACTCAATAGATAGATCATGATCTTACCTTTCAGCATTTAGGACATCCAATTGTAACACAATGTGTAGCTCAAATTACAAGCAAATCATGGATAAGCAATCAGTCTGTTTATCCACTCAGTAGTATTGGCAGTTATCCAGTCTTCCATCATTCAAACAGGAGGAAGAGGATAATGTTCTGATGGATAACCGCCCTTTTTCTTCTATGTGTCCGCTCCCGGTGTTGGCTGGGCTGCCCAACCCAGCGCGGGTTCAACTCCTGCCGGATACCTAATTAATCGGTGAATTATATGAACTTCCGTAACGTTAATTTCCCCTACGGCGACCTGATGCGCGTCCCTCGTGGTGTGCAGGCTGTTCGCAACCCCAAATCATTCGTTCGATTCTGGCGGCAGAGCTGGCTGTACAGGCTTCTTACCCAGAAAGGCGATCCTTGCTGATAACTGGAGATAATTATGTCCGAAAACAAAAACACCACGCCGTTTAGCCAGCAGCTGGCGTACATCAACAAGGGCACCCTTGATGCCGAACTGACCGAAGCGCTGGCCGAAGTCATCAAGGCTGTACGTGAAACGGGTAAAAAGGGAGCTGTGACCCTTACCCTTAACTGTTCAATGCTGAATACCCGTGACGAAAACACCATGAAGGTCACGCCAAAAGTAACCCGCACGATCCCGGAACTGGACCGCGCCGATACCATCATGTTCTCTACCGCTGATGGCGATCTGCTGCGTGATGACCCGGCGCAAGTTCAGATGGATTTGAAAGTTATCGAACAAGCACCGCAAGCTGCGCCTATTAAGCTGGCTCAGTAATCCCACCCTCTTTTTCAACACACCTCTCTAAAGGAATTATTCAATGTCTCAAATTGAAGGCTCTGCCGTACACGACATCCGCGATCTGGTTGCTGCAACGCTGAAAACTAATACCGACATCCCGTCCGTCGTCGTCCCGGATGGCTTCGATATCAAATCGCTCGAAAGCCTCCAGATTGCCCCGTCTCGTATTCGCCAGAATACAAACCTGATTTCCCCCGGTTCGCTAATCGCATATATCCAGCGATTCCGTGATGAGCGTTCTGTTGTTTTCGCGGACAAGACCAAAACCCGGATCGTCGCGGTGCTGGACTTCCACAAGGACGCCGATAACCCCCACTGGGGAATGCACAAAGCAGTTTATGACTGTCCTTTCTCTGATGACTGGAAAGCATGGGTGGGGTCTGATGGTAACAAAATGAATCAGATCGACTTCGCTGAGTTTCTGGAAAATAGCATTCAGAACGTCGCGCCTGTAGGCGATAACTACTCTGGCCCGTCAGGCACCGAGCTATTGGAAATGGTTCTCGCATTCCAAGAAACCCGGAAAGTTGAGTTCAAGTCTGTTAAGCGCCTACAGGACGGAACCTGTCAGTTCCAGTACAGCGATGATAAATCCGGCTCAGGCAATACCAAAATCCCGGAAAAAATCAGCCTGGCAATCGCGCCTTTCCATAATGGCGCACCGTACCAGATTGATGCGCGAATTCGCTACCGCCTGCGCGACGGTCAGCTGGTCCTCTGGTATGAGCTGATCGAGCCGAAAAAAATCATTGAGCATGCCTTCCAGGAGATCGTAGCCGATATGGAAAACCAGCTCGGCGATGAACTGCCTATCTACGAAGGCTCCATCTAACCCATCCATCCCGTGTGTTGTTTTATGCGCCTCCAGGTGGGGCGCATAGCGAAGCACTCCCTAATTCAAAAAGGTGACCATATGCCCAGCTTAGGCCAGCTCTATAACGATAAAGAATCCGGGTTAACTACCCGTAAAACCTATAACGTCCCGATCGCCTCAATTTATGCGGAAGAAGGTTACAACGTTCGCGAACTGAATCAGGCGCATGTCGATGAGTTCCGCGATGCGTTTATTGCCGGTGAATATATTCCGCCGCTGGCCGTAGAAGTTACTGAGCGTGGTGTGAAGGTGATCGATGGTCACCACCGCTATCACGGTGCGCTCGCTGCTATAGCTATGGGCCACGACATTGTGCGGCTTGAATGCAAAGATTTTGTCGGTACTGAGGCAGATAAGATTGCTTTCATGGTGACAAGCTCGCAAGGGCTGGCACTTACTCCCCTTGAACGTGGCGCGGCATATCATCGCCTTCAGAATCAAGGATGGAGCCCCTCAGAAATTGCCGGAAAGGTTAAACGCTCAGAGTCCGATATCCTTCAACATCTCCAGCTTCATGAATGCACCCCGTATATCAAAAAGCTGGTACGCGATGGGTCAATGAACTACGCCATCGCAATCAGCATTTCTCGTGAACATGGTGTTTACGCTGATCGTGAAGCTTCTAGGCTGATGAAAAAAGCGGAAGCAGTCGGGAAGAAGAAGGTAACCAAAAGCATCGCCAAGCCACAATTCAACGCTGGAAAGGCGCGGAAGTTTCTGGAGATCATCGCGTCATGCAAGGAGACCACCACCAGCGGCGGTCTGATTTTTGAAGTACCACCAGCCATGCAAGCTGAAGTGCTGTCGATTCTTCAGGAATTCCGCTACGAAACATCCGCGCCTGCTGATTGTGTACAGTCAAATGATCATGGCGCTTCATCTGAAGAAAGTGACGCCGCATGACAGATACCAACCAATTCAAATGCCCAACCTGTGGCGCAATAGCTCAATTCGCCTGGCATGGTAACAGCCCCTTCATGCGGTATGGCGCGCTGAAGTGCCCCAAAGGGTGCCATACAGTTCGCGTTACCTATCATGCCACCAGCATTAATGCAGCCAGGTTGAGTCTGATTAAAAAATGGGAGGAACTTTGCAAACGAACTCAGAATCCCTCAGCAACCGTCCACTTAGGAAGGCGCTAATTCTGAACGGTATAGCGCTGATCGCAATTATCGTTCTTTCAGCATTGGGTATCTGGCTGGTTAACGAATGGGTGGCTGCATGAAAGTCAAATGCATTAGAGAACCGAAAGACGGGGAGCCAAAACTGCATATCAAAGAGCAGTCAGCAACGTATTTGACCAATAAGTTCGAACAACCTCTTAAAAAAGTAAACCGGTGTGATGTCTGTACTGAAGGGGCTCGCGGTGGGTGTGGGACATGCGTTTTTAACGGTAACCAGTGATGGGGGTAATTATGGTAACTGATGATTTTATGGAAGAGCAGGAAGTCTTCGACCTGCTCAAAAAGAAAAAAACAGCTGTTTGGAGATTACGGAAAGAACATGGTTTTCCAAATCCAGTTTTGACATACCCATCCAGATATAGTAGGAAGGCCGTTTTGAAATGGATAGACGACGGAGGTATTAATCAAACTAGATAAAACCACTATCTTCTCTGGAAAGGATATATGTAGTAATTCTTGTGAATTTCAAATTCATAGTAATTATCTCTAATATAAGAAACAAAACCTTGAAATGTTTCAGAAAAGTTCTCTACTAAGTTTAACAAGTGTCCTTTTATGCAGGATAGTTCATTTCGCTCCCCATTATAAACC